AGCCATTGATAGCGCCCATTGGGTATTCATTGGTTTTGGTAATTTCCGGTGTACTTTGGTCGGTGGCACCCGACGTACAGGCCCGCTTCGGCGGGTTTTTACGTTATGGCTCGTTAGCCATCTGGTGATGCACTGCGCACTGCTCAGAGCAATAATCGTGTTCTCTGCGCGCCATCTGCGCGCCCTGGATAAAGAGCAATTCGTTTTTAACTTCTTTCCCTTGCTCAATCGGTTTGCGGCAGTACGCGCATTTGATTTCCACGAATCACTCCTTTCACAAATTCGCGTTGTAACCAGCCGGCTGCTCGCTAGCCCGGATAATGTTCTCGACTCCAAAGCACTCGCCCGCTACCTGCTGCTCAACGGCAGCTGCTTCACATGCCTGCTGGCTTTCATACACGCCCAGAACTACATCCTGAAAATCACCGTTGGTCATGCCGATCGTCAGAACTAATGTGAACAAGGTATTCATGATCTTGCTCCCGTTGCCTGGCCATATTCCTGAACTGCCTGATGCCACATGTGTGCATCACCCAGGAAGCGGGCAATCACGATTTTGTTTTGAGCCGCACGAGCTTTGTTGAGGTCGACGGTGCAATGAGAAGACACCTTCTCAAGCAGACCTGCGACACTCATTTGCTCGCGGTTCAGAATAACGGACTCGCGAGGGTGTTTGATTGATGTCAGACGCCAGAGCGAGCCATTGGCCAGCGGCGTGACTTTGTATTGCTGATTGTTGTGAGTAACGACCATCTCATCCTCCCGGTCTTTCCCGGCGTCAGAACGTTAATGAAACCTGTGCGCTTAGTTGTTGTGTTGCGATGGGATAAAGATAACCTTAGTTATTGGTCGTGACAATAACTTATATTATAAATTTAATCACATTAGTTATAAATAAGTGATAACAAAAGGAATTTATTTTTGTAAAACCTGCGTATTATGCTTAAAAAAACATCACGTCGAGATTCGTATGGAGATGAATGACGATAAGGCAGGGTTGATTTTGAACGCCATTGGCCTGGCGGTGATCGAGTTGATAGGCACGCGCATGCCGATCACCAAAGATAATCTGATCGATAAGCTTGAGCACAACCGACGCGAAGCCGGGAACTTGATAGGGAAGGGGACGAACAGGTATGCTTCTGAGCTGGTCAGGAAAGAGACTTAAAAAACCCGGCGCGGTGGCCGGGTATATTTAATTAGATACAGGCAACTACATTATGAACATCAGTTTCGAGAGCTTCAATTTGAGCTTTATTAGCTTGAGTTGCCATACCATAAATAGTATAACTTTTGTGCTGGAGGTTGCTTAAAGGGCAACCTTCATGATTAATAATTGCTGCAAGAGTATTTCCATCCTTTACGTGCTTAACTCGCTCATCAAGTTCCTCTTCAGTAAATAGATGGGAATGTGTTTTTAACAGCTCTGAAGTGATGCGTTTGATCTCTTCTGCATGAGATTTGAATGCTTTTGCCGCATCACTTTCATTTGTTCTCGATCTGTTCTGTACGAAAATATGTAATTTTGGGAATTCAACTTTATTTTGTTTGGCTTCTTTATTGAAATCTAGAAACATTTCATCTTGCTCTGAATTATCTATGGAAACACCATAAATTAACTTAACAAGGTTTTTTATACCTCTGATGGACGCCGCATCTGCCGTGCATGGAATAATAATACGATTTGATGCTACAACGCCCAACTCTGTATAACTTGCAAAACTAGGGTTACAATCAATAAAGAATGTTTTAGGCCTCTCAGAGATAGCCTTATCTGCCTCAAAGGAAGCAATTAGATCAACTAAAAGGGATCGGCTTTTTTTCCAAGCTTCTCTAACAGGAGATGAGCCAATGTGTGAAATTAGACGAGAGCAAATATCTAAATCTACATCCCCAGGTAGCAAATATAGATTTTTCGGCATCTTTGGATTAACCGAATCAGCTTTGACAAAATATGATGATTCATTTCCGAGTCGTGAGAGCGGTGAATTGCTAAAACGCTCTTTGATGTAACCTGCGATTGTTGTGTTACGGTCTCGTAATTGATTGAGATTTTCCTCTCCAACGCCATTACCGCCAAGAATTATTTCTGAGACGTTTGATTGAGGGCAGGCATCGATAACAACAACATCCTCATTCTCATGAGAAATTGCATACTCAACTGCAAGGTTGTAAGTTAGGAATGTTTTCCCAACACCACCCTTGTTGTTCCATATCAAGTATTTTTTATTTGATTCAACCATTTGCATGTTATTGTCGCTAACTGATGATTCCTTGGATGTATCCATAATCATATCCTAATTTGCTGTGTCAGTGAAATTTTCAGAAAATTGAGTGCGACAAGGTTAGCCGAATCTCTTGTAATCGATAGTCTGTTTAATCAGAACCTTAGCCATAATATGAAAGCGATCTAGCTCTCCATCCTCAATGTACCATTCTTTATACCGGGCGTTATCCGATATCACCAACAGCTTGTCCTTGTGCATCTGCAGGCGTTTGACGTGCAGAGTGTTGCCAAACACAAAGACGTAAACGCCGTCGCCATCAAACTGCCGCACACCGATGTTCACGAAGATTTCATCGCCCGGGTCAATCGTGCCTTCCATGCTGTCACCGCGAACGGTGATCACCTTAACCTGAGAAGACGGTACCGGACCAAAGAGGGCGTGCCCTTTTTCTGGCGTGTATTCGATTGCTCTGATGGTTTCGATAAAGTCAGTCGACAGCATAGAACCCGGACCCGCGCTTGCGTGAACATCCAGCACATCGACTCTGTAGATATCAGTGCGAGGCTGGGCGACAACTTCCGCAGGCTTCTGGCCATCAGCCCGCATGCTTCCTTCACCTGTAGAGAGCCATTCTGGTCGGACGCCAAGGGCTCTGGAAATCTCAACGATTTTCCTACTCCCACTTGTTTTACCGGAAGTCATTTTCTGGATCGCTGGCTGAGAAACACCAACGAGCTCGGCCAATTGGCCCTGCGAGAAGCCAGCAGAGCTCATCGCTGCGATTAAGCGTTCTGAGAATGTTTTCATAATTTTCAATCTATAACCGTAGTTATCTAAAGTAAAATAACGAAGGTTATGGACATAAATCATAACTTAAGTTATCTTTTGATTATTCCAGTAATCGAATAGGTAAACCCATGAACGAAGTTATCCAACGGGCTCTAAAAATTGTTGGCAGTCAAAAACGCCTCGCTGAGATTTGTGGCGTCAGCCAGCCCGCAGTTCACAAGTGGCTAAATGGCGGATCTGTTTCGCCAGAAAAAGTGACTGCGATAGTGTCTGCCACCGGCGGTGAAATTAAGGCGCATGAAATACGCCCTGACTTGCCCGACTTATTCCCGCACCCGAAAATCCACACTGCCTGAACGGCGGCCATTCCAACGAAAGGGAAAGCAATGCGCACGCAATCACTTACGTATCAACAGAGTATCGGAATAAATGCTCCTGTTCTGATTTATGAAAATCAGCGAAAAGCAAAGCAGGGCGGTATAAACCACGACGACGTCCGGTCTGCCGTTCGCGCCTGGGCAGCTGATTGCCGCAGCCGTGAATTTGTGGCCGCGCTGATCGCAGAAGAGTGGCGTCGAGCTGGTGGAGAAGGGTTGGATATCCCGACTGACTCGCATCGCCAGATGCAGAAGATTTTTCGTTGGCTGGATGGCGAGACGGAGTACGCAGCTGAAAATGTTCGCCTGCTGACACCGGCGATCCTGGCTGTTCTGCCACTGGAATTTCGTGGGCGTCTGGTACCTGAGGAAGACAAGATGGCCCGCATTTCAGCAGCGATGAAGGAGTGCGCTGAGGCGAAGCAGGCTGTGCTGCTGGGCGCGCCAGAGCATCAAAAACTGAAAGAGGTAAGTGAGGGGATTGCAAGCCTGTTTCGGCTGATGCCGGATCAGGTCGGCCCACTGATGACAATCGTAACGTCGATGCTGGGGGCAGTATGACAGGTTCAAAAATGGCGAAAGCCGCGGTGCTCGAACACCAACGGCTTTCAGGTGCAATAACTTTGGGCAATTGCGGAGAGCAGTATGTCAAACACCGCTGAAATATTCAAATTCCCTGCGCCTCCTCCGGCGCATCAGGAGGGTAGCATGGCCGATCTGGAAAAAGGCTATCTTCGCTTAGCCAATCAGATCCAGGACGCCTTGTGTATCGTCGAGCTGTCGGGGCGTGAGTTCCGTGTTCTGAATGCGATTGTCCGGCTGACGTATGGCTGGTCAAAAAAATCAGACCGGATCGCTAACAGCCTCATTGCAGATAAAACCACGCTGAAGGTAAAACACGTATCCGAAGCCGTGCTGAGTCTTGCCTATAGGAACATCATTACCCTGCGCCGTATCGGGCAAACAAGATACATAGGGATCAATACCAGCCTGGACAAATGGGCCTACATTAAGCCCAATTGCACAAAGTGTCCGGTTGCATTTCCGGTTGCTGAAGTAGTTGCATTGGTTATTACCATCCCCGAAGACAATATCTACATTCCCCGGAAACAGGGGTGGTTATCCCTGAAAAAAGGGATAGCTATCCCTGAAAAAGGGGATGGGGAAAACCCACCTCAAACCATCCCTGAAAACGGGGATAGTTATCCCCAAAAACAGGGAAAGGTATCCCCGGAAACAGGGAACACCAAAGACATTCTTCCAAAGACAAATATAAAAGATCTAACCCCCTTTAATCCCCCAAAGGGGAAAGTGAAGTTTGACCCGCTGAGTATCCCAGTTCCTGAATGGCTGAATTCATCGTCCTGGGAAGAATGGGTGGCTTATCGCCAACAGTCTGGCAAAGCCATCAAAACCGAACTGACCGTCACTAAAGCTTTCAAGCTCCTCAAGGATTGCCTGGATGAAGGCTTTGACCCTGTCGAAGTCATTAACACTAGCATTGCAAACGGATATCAGGGCCTGTTCAAGCCAAAGTTCGGCTTCCAGAGTCGTAAAGCTGCAAGGGATGTGAACCAGATTTCGCAACCTGGCAAAAATATTCCAGATGGTTTCAGGGGGTAACGATGAAAAACATGATCGGTACTGGCGGCGCGCTGGAGCGTCTGAAGCGAATCATCCCAGAAACTGTTACGCCGAAGTTCACCAGCGTAGCTGAGTGGCAGGCATGGCAGGAGGAGGAAGGCCGTAAGCGCTGCGATGAAATCAACAAACTTAACCAGCGCAACCGGGCGGAAAAAATCTTCGGTCGTGCCGGCATCCAGGCGCTTCACCGCAGCTGCTCGTTTGCTAACTACAAGGTTTCCAGCCCTGAACAACGGCAGGCATTCAGCCTGGCGAAAAGCTATGCGCAGAACTTTGGCGGCGGCGGGTTCGCCAGCTTCGTGTTCAGCGGCGCACCAGGCACTGGCAAGAATCATCTTGCAGCGGCAATTGGCAATCACCTGCTGGCTGCTGGCCATTCCGTTCTGGTGGTGACTATTCCTGACCTGATGCTCCGCGTTCGCGAGTGCTACGACGATGGGCAGTCCGAATCGTCACTGCTCAATGACCTCTGCGGCGTAGACCTTCTGGTGCTTGATGAGGTCGGCATTCAGCGCGGCACCAGCGGCGAGAAGGTGATCATCAACCAAGTAATCGACCGCCGGCTGTCCTCCATGCGTCCCGTAGGCATCCTGACCAACCTGAATCACGGGGAACTGGTTTCCACACTGGGTGCTCGCGTCATGGACCGCCTGCAAATGGATGGCGGAATGTGGGTGAATTTTGACTGGGGAAGCTACCGCAAGAACGTTAGCCACCTGCGGTCAGTAAAGTGAACTGGGGGAGAACATGGCCAGTAAATCATTATGGGCAATAGTCGACTACCTCCGTGAAAACCAGACCATCACACCTCGTCAGGTTCAAATACTGCTGGGATGCGACAGCAAGAAGTCTCACAACCTGCTGTTGCATTTGATCAGAAAATCGGTCGTCGTCCGCGGGGGAGTGCCACACCACCCGGTTTACACACTGCTACCTGGTGAAGAGCCAAACATCAAGCGCCTCAAAGAAATTCAGGCGAAAAACGCCGTAGCAGCTGTATGCCGCCAGAACTGGCAGGGCTACCGCATCCACAAAATTTTCGGGAGTGCACGGGCATGAACGATTTACCGAGCAACATCGACAAACGCGCATTGCGGGATGCTGCGGAGAAGGCATTAATTTCGCGAGCACGATTAACTTTTATGGAATCAGTGTTTGACGATGAAGGTGAGGTCAGCCCAGAAACGCAGGAGGATATCAGAATCTGCGTTTCCTTCAATGACCTCACAAACCCAGCAACCGTGCTCACGTTGCTGGATGAACTGGAGGCCAGGACGCTCACTGTTAAGTTGCCGGAAGTGCGAATCACTGTAGCTGAATCACGACGCAGAAACATGACTTGGCGGGAGCTGGGCGCTTACAACGAAGGGGCCGATGTGGCTGTTGAGAAAATCAGTGAGGTCTGCGCCGCCGCTGGCATCACCCTGGTGGTGGGAGGGGAAGATGGTCACACTGCATAACGCTGACTGCTTCGACATTTTCCCGACATTAGCCAGTGACTCGGTTGACCTGGTGTGTGCCGATATTCCCTACGGTACCACGCAATGCCGCTGGGACTCTGTTCTCGACCTGCAGCTTATGTGGCGCGAACTGTACCGCATCGCTAAACCGTCGGCCGCAATCGTGTTGTTTTCTGCGCAGCCGTTTACCAGCGTACTGGTCAGCAGCAATCTGCATCACTGGCGTACTGAGTGGATTTGGGAGAAAGGTAATGCAACCGGGTTCCTCAATGCCAAAAAGCAGCCGCTGCGTGCTCACGAAAACATCCAGGTGTTTTACCGACGCCAGCCAACGTACAACCCGCAATTCACTCACGGTCACGAACGCAAGACCAGCAAGCGGAAAACTGTCAATTCTGAGTGTTACGGGAAAGCGCTGGAGCTGACGGAATACGATTCAACCAGCCGGTACCCGCGAGACGTTCAGTTTTGCTCGAGCGACAAACAGACCGGAAATTTCCACCCGACGCAAAAGCCGTTGTCGCTGGTGAAATACCTCATCGAAACCTACAGCAACCCTGGCGATGTAATGCTGGATTTTACGATGGGGAGCGGTACCGGAGGCGTGGCCTGTCAGGAGACTGGCCGCGTATTCATCGGCATCGAAAAAGAAACACCAATTTTCCTTACCGCCTGTCAGCGAATGGGAATTAAACAGGAGGACGCAGCATGACAAAGCCGCGCTATAGGGTCAAAAAATGGAGTGCGCTACAGCCAGGGGACGTTGTCGTGCTCTTTTCTTTCCGTATCCTGCCAGTCCACTACGTATGCCTCGGCAACCCACGCCCAGATTCATTGTGCATTGGCGAAATTGAGTACGATTTTAAGCAAGCTGATGACATCGTTATCAAGCGTTCTACCTGTGCATTGCCAGATGAGGATTGCTACGTTCTGGCACCTGAATTTCACGCGGGTATCGTATCCCCCCTCACTGAAGAAGAGCGATGGGAACAAATCAGAGCTGAATGGGATAGGGAGGTGCTGAGTGACTGACACATTACTCGAGTATGCCTGCGGTCGCATCAGTGAGCTGGAATCCCTGCTGCTGGTGGAAGTTCCCGAGACTGTCTGGCCTGCTGAGGTAGCGTTGGTTTATTTTCAAAGAAAGCGTAACTCAGTATCCTGAGTTACATACTTTATTTTAGTAAAAAAATTTACCAAAATGGTTTACTTTTTTGTTGTTAGTGGTAAATTAGTAATTATTGATATTAAGCAACTTGCGTTCATCAAGATTCATGTTGTACGCCACCTAAAGCAAATTGAGGAATAACTATGGCACTCACTGAATTCGGTAAGGCCGTCAGAAAAGCGAGGATAGATACAGGGTACACCTTACTCACTATGGCTAAGGCTTTAGGGACTACCCCAGCATTTCTAAGTGGGTTAGAAACTGGTTCAAAAAAAATCCCATCTAAGTGGGTTTACGCGATAAATAATCTTTTAGCAGAGCAGGATTACCATATTAATGATCTCGATGTGTTGGCTAACATTTCGAATGAATCCGTGCCAATAGAAGGCCTTCCCAAACAGCAGCAGATGCTTGTTGCGGGGTTTGCCAAATCTGAGTTTACACATGATGAATTAAAAAAATTTGCAGAATTACTCGCTGAAATTAATAAAAAATAACTTTCAGGAAACTGTTATGCATCAAATGCGTGGAACTCGTGTTCGCCCTTTAGACGAGGTTGATATAAAAAACAAAGCAGTAAATGCTTGTTTTGCCTTGGGTTTTACAAGCAAGTATAAATACAGACGCAGGCCACGCAGATTTGATATTGCGTTAGAGAAACTTTCGGAATGGAATATTGTACTTGATCCAATGGATGATGATGAATGGTATCAAGAAACGCTAGGATTAACTGTTGGTCACTGCGAGCCTGATAAACTTACTATTCGTGTGCCAAATTATATCTATGAAATGGCATGTGCCGGGGGGCAATGGGCACTTTTTGTGATTTTTCATGAGTTAGGACATCTGCTTCTGCAACATAAGCCTGTTTTACACTTTTCCAATAAGCCTCCAGAGCAGGATGAGGATTCGGAATGGCAAGCAGATCTTTTTGCCGAAACTATGTTGGATAAACTGGGATACGAGACAAGACAACTTTGTTTCGAATTCTATTAAAAAAGCCCTGCGCTAACAGGGCTTCGGGGGCAGATAGTGCGCTAACACATTCTGCTGAGTATGGAGGTAATCCAACCGCTACACTCATCTTAGACAGACGAAGTTTAGCGGTTCTCCTAACAATACGCAATCTGTATGGGTTTACAGGTATGCAGGGAAACCGATGCTATGGCTATGGGAACCTGTCGCAAATGTGGAAATACTTGTGAGATCATCTTCCGTTACACCGTGTGTGTGGATGGGGTGGTGCGTCACGCAAAGAAAGGGAGACCTTTCCCGATTCCTCTTTGCAACTGCTCTGAAAAGAAAGCGGCTTAACGCATCTTTCTTTAACAAAGCTCATTCAGTATTGGGTGGGCTTTTTTCTTTTCCGATCTGATTTTCCCCGTTACTGATGAACTTGCGATAAATGTGTTCTGTATCAAAAAGGCCGCATTTTGCCGGTGAATTATCAGCTTAGACAACAAGAAGTGAGCTAGATAATTCATTAAAATATAAATGCTATTTGCGCTGCCATTATTTAAAAAACTGAGTGGAGTGACTATTCATGAGTAGACTTGCGGATTTACGTGATGAACAACAAGATTTTGCCATGTCTGTTCTTCTTGAGATCGGTGCCTTAACGAGTTGCGAAAATCATGAACATATTATGATGGACGGAGGGGTTGATGTTGAGGAGGCGTACGACCACGCCGAAAAGCTGTACAACTCTGATGAAAATAGCGTTCCGTTCGATAGCGTCGTTGAGATGAAGGAAGAAATTCGAAAAGTTTATATGGATCATTCCTATAATGACACTTGCGACGCATGTTCGGAGTGGGAAAGGGATTAAAATCGACGGGATAATTATAGCTTCTCTTTGATTTTCCATATTCACCTGTTCATAATACCAGTGTCAGCCTGAACAACTGACAACCTGTGCGCCACGGAGAAAACCATGGCGCAGTTACAGCTCATCAAGCATTCCTCAGGAATACTGATCCCCGCAACGCCGGAGACCAGCGATTTTCTGCATTTTAAATGTAAGCTCGGTGCCGTGCTTGAAGGCGAATTCCGCCAGGTACGTAATGCCGCTCTTCATCGCAAGTATTTCTCTCTCCTGAACCTGGGCTTCGAATACTGGGAGCCGAACGGCGGAGCAATAACATTCTCTGAAAAATCCATTGTTAATCGCTATGCGGGGTATCTCGCTCTACGCGTCGGAAATGGTGATGTCCTGACTTCGTATGCTGAAGAGTTCTTTGCAGACGTGGCTGATCGCCGTTCATCAAATATCACCGCCAGTAAATCCTTCGATGCCTATCGTGAATGGGTCATTGTCAGTGCCGGTTATTACGACATCGTAAACCTGCCGGATGGCACCCAGCGCAAGCGGGCAAAAAGCATCTCTTTTGCAAACATGGATGACACCACGTTTGCCCCTCTCTACAACGAATCTCTCAATGTGTTATGGCGTTTCATCCTCTCCCGCTCATTCAGCAGCAAAGCGGAAGCGGAGAACGCTGCGGCGCAGCTGATGAGTTATGCGGGGTGAGCATGGCTGACTTACGTAAAGCAGCGCGTGGTCGTGAATGTACTGTCCGCATTCCTGGTTATTGCAATGGCAACCCTGAGACCAGCGTGTTGGCGCATTATCGGCTGGCAGGAACCTGCGGCACCGGATGCAAACCTGACGATACACAGGCGGCTATCGCTTGCAACGGATGCCACGACCTTGTCGACGGTCGCACTAAAACCACTGACTACAGCCATGACAAACTGCGGCTAATGCACGCGGAAGGTGTCATGCGCACCCTGGAAATATGGCGGAAAGAAGGGTTTGTAAAATCATGACAGTCCACAACATTACCTCAATCGGAAAGCCAAGAATGACCCGGTCTGATAAGTGGAAACAGCGTCCCGCAGTAATGCGATACCGGGCGTTCTGCGATGAAGCTCGCCTGAGACAAATTCGTCTTCCTGAATCTGGTGCGCACGTCACGTTCGTTATGCCTATGCCTGCAAGCTGGAGCAAGAAGAAAAGGGCGGAACACAGTGGCAGGCCGCACCAGTCAAAACCAGATTGCGACAACATGCTTAAGGCCCTGATGGACGCACTCTTTGAGGATGATTCACACATATGGGATTGCCGCATCACAAAGGTTTGGGGTGAGAAAGGGCAAATCATCATTAAGGAATCCGAATGACCGGAGAGCAGATAGCCAGATACCAGGCCGAAAGCGTTACGCGGGCATGCCTCAAGGCGATCGCGCGCCACATCAAAGAACCAGTAAAACAACCATCGCAGTAAACTACAGGGGCCGCCGCATGAACGAACAATATCTGCAATATGTCCGCGAAGAAATCGCACTGGCCACTGCCGACTTTAGCGGCCGCACAAAGGGTCAACTTATTGCGCTGGTGGAGCAGCTCCAGTTCACCCATGAGCGATATCCGAGAAAACGCCAATATGTTTTAGATGAGGTGTCGGGCAAAAAAATCATGCTGAGAAATCCTCCGGTACCAGGGAAGCAGTCGCACGCTAAAGGCACGTCTCTTCCCCAGGTCATACCTGTTGAGTTTTCAACGGCAAGCTGGCGCCGTGCCATCGCGAAGCTGGAGGACGCCGAAAGCGCCTGGGTGAAATGGAACTACCTGCATGATATTGATTTTCACCTTCAGACTGAGATAGTGCAGCATGGGTGGCAGATGTTCAGTGAAACGATAAAAGGGCGGCGCATTGCCGGGAAAACTAAAGAAAAACTGAAAGCCCTCATCTGGCTGGCTGCCCAGGACGTTAAAGAGCAACTGGCCCGGCGTGAGAGTTATCAGTATGCTGACCTTGCATCTTTGATGGGGGTGGCTGATTCAACATGGACGGAAACGTATAAACCTCACTGGCTGGCTATGACTAGAATATTCTTCGCACTGGACAAGCAATCGCTAATTTCAATTTGCCGATCACGTTCACATCAAAAGGCAACAAATTTACATGTAAGTATTGCAAAACCGAACTAAATAAGCCATATTTGAGTCTACTTTGATATGCTGCCTAAATTGTTATCGACGGCAAGAAAATAAGATTTAAGATTAATAGGCCTCGCATACTGCGGGGCTTTTCCATATTGGTATTCACCGTACTGACGGCTCGTAGCCAAATCAATACGCCATTTGCGTATAGACTGTTATTCCAATAGCCGAAGGTTAATTGCATTTACCACTTGGTTTTTTTAGTGGCCCGCACGTACCAAAATCCAGCATTGTATAACCTTTTGCCTTCATACAATTTTCAATTTTGTATATGCGTTCATCATGCTGTTCCAGGCTCTCTCCGTTAACGAGGCTATTTCGTCGGAATGTTTCATCCCATGAATGAAGAGGATGAGAGCTGTGCACACCGCAGGCATACAGATCTTTCCTCCGTTGCTGGACATCTGTACGCCCCATCGTCTGTGGTTTTTGAAACGTCTGGATGTAAGGAACGGATGTGTAATTACTTGAGTCCATATCTGCGACCACGCAGCCATAGAGCGAAAAGCTTAAAATCAGACTCAAACTTTTTAGTCTTTTCACAGAATACTTCCATGTTCCTGAACTGAAATTTGGATGAAAGATAGAGAGAATCTCTCGCAGGCCTGTTCATTTATTATTTTTCAGGGTCTTGCAAGTCGACAGATGCGGGCTGGTTGATGAGTAGCCACAACACTGATTCGTATATTAAAAAATCGTTTGTTAGTGCTCTGGTTTCATAGAGCTCAAGGTACTCTCTGGTGAGTTCTTCAATCAGTCGTTTGCGACTAATTCCTGCAGAAGGATTGGATTGGAGAATTTTTCGAGTTGCTGCCCCAATGATCTCAGCCTCCGTCTTCATGTAAGAACCTCCTGTCCAAAACTCAATACTGGCATGATTTAATCGAACGTGAAAGATACAATAATCACTTTCCTGACCCTGATACAAAACTGGTACTTAGAGCTAAACGTGTACTATCATTTCAGTGCATTCTTGAAAGTCATAATTAAAACACTCAGTAAATGGTGAATCCCCCTGTGCGGAGGGGCGTAACTGGCGGTCCTTTTGTAGTAGATGCATGCGTAACGTTGAAGCCAGTCGACGTTACACCGGGAGGCACCCGGCACCATCCAGAGATGCTTTACCTGATATGGCCTGTTCGTCCGAGCAGGCCATTTTTTTTAGCTTTTAAAAAACGATACATTGTTGGTTCACTTATGTATCTGCAGCCCTGTTAGCGTTGTGGTCAGATTAGCCGGGTGATTTGCTTAAAATTTCTATTGCAGATTCGTAATGAAGAGATTCTTCTACTGAAGAGCTGGTCTCATAGATATAGACGTACTTACGGGTGAGGTGTTGAATCAGCATTTTTTTACTTATGTGATTTACGACCCCTGCCTGGAGAATGTCAAAGACAGCGCTCCCGATAATTCTGTCTTCATGTTTCATGTCTTAGCCAGCGGATGAAAAATGAAGCATGGCACCTAATCCCCACAAATGACAGGATTGTTTCGTAAAGCTGTTCATCCATAACCCGCCTTGTGCGGGTTTTTTATTACCAGGTTCCGGGCAATCAAAACCAGATGGCCTGTCGTTAGCTGCAGCCCGAGAGCCTGACCCTTTCACACAGCACCCGCTCAACAGCGAGGTGAGAGATATGTCCCATATGAGCAAACTCGTAACCGGTGTCGCGCTCGGCACTTCCGGCGGCACCATCCTGAACGGTGTTCTGACAAAACTGAGCCCTGATGAATGGAGTGCCGTCGGCGTGCTGGCTGGTATTGCGGGAATTGTCATCACCGGGCTTATTAACTGGTACTTCAAACGCAAGGTCGCCAACGCCCAGGTGAGGGCTCTGGAGAAATACGGCCCGGCGGTAAATGTTGGAGATGAGTGATATGTCGATGACCATCAGCCTGCGTAAAAAACTTATTGCCGCCGCTGGTGGCGGTGCGATGCTGATCGCCTCGTTGTTCCTCGGTGGTCAGGATGGCGTTGAAGGGCGGAAATATGAAGCCTACAAAGATGTCGCCGGAGTCTGGACGGTTTGTGATGGTCACACTGGCGCTGACATAGTACGTTCCAAAACCTACACCGATCAGGAATGTGACCGCTTCCTCTGGAAAGACCTTCAACCAGCAAAGCGTACCGTAGACAGCCTGGTAAAAGTACCTCTCGGTGAATACCAGCGTGCGGCGCTCTATAGCTTCGTTTTTAATGTTGGTTCTGACGCTTTTTCAAAGTCCACGCTGTTGAAGAAAATTAACAGAGGGGATCAGGTTGGTGCATGTGAAGAGATGCGCCGCTGGGTTTACGCTGGTGGCATGAAGTGGAAGGGGTTGCAGAACCGCCGGGAGATGGAACGATCGTTATGCCTGGCAGAGAGTAAAAATGACTTCTAAGGCCTGGCTGTTAATCGGCATTGAGCTTCTTTTATCGGCCCTTATTATTTATGCCCTGCTCGGTCGGATAAGCGAAGAGTCCCGGCGAGCGGATAACGCCGAATCACTGGCTAAGCAGCGGCAGGAAACCATTAACGATATGACAGTGCGGCAGCGCGACGTTGCTGCGCTGGATGCCAAATACACCGGAGAACTGGCAGATGCCAAAGCCAATATTGATCAGCTTGAACGTGATGTTGCTGCTGGTAAGCGTCGGCTGCAAGTCAGCGCCAGATGTCCAGCGAACGGAACGGCCAGCGCCCCCGGCG